CAGTTTCAGTGGGCTTGGAACCCCGTTGGCGGAGCGAGTTATTTTGACCGGGCGCTTACACCAAATAGCTTGATTCCGGTTATAACTATCGGTACAGTAACAGTATCAACAACTTAGGAGTTTATTATGGGATATAAATCAGCAGCCGATGGCGTAACCAAGTCTGGTCGCACAAAAGGCAGAAACTTAGGTGACTCCGGTCCAACCGTAGGCATTGAAGGTGGCAAAGGTTCAAAAGGTGCTCGCACAGTAACAAATGAGCAACTACGCAAAATGGGCCGTAACTTAGCTCGTGCTAAAAATCAGGAGTAATTATGGCTACAAATAAATCAGTTAAACCAACCCCAGCCGGCGAATACCCATTGGGTCACGCTAAAGAGAATAAAGATGCTAGCGCTTATACCGGTTTTGTATATCCATCTGGTGGTGGCAACGATATTGGTGTCTATAAGCAACCAATGCCTAATCCATACCCACAGGGTGAAGTACATAGTCAAGGCAATAATTTAGACGATTTAAAAATTAGCTTAGGTAACAATACCAAAGGCTACAAGCAAGATAACCCATATGGCGTTAAAGAAATGCGTGGTTATGGCGCTGCAACCAAAGGCCGTAAAATTAGTGGAAAGCAAGGATAATGGACCCAAAATTACCAATTAAATTAGAACTAACATTAAACGAAGTAGATGGCGTTATTGCCGGACTTGGTGAGTTGCCTACTAAAACAGGCGCTTTTTCTTTGTTGTTAAAGATTCAAGCCCAGTTGCAATCTCAGTTACCAGCACAAGAAGAAGCTAAAACCGAAGAGTAATAATGAATTACGAAACGTTGTATAACTCGATTCAAGCGTATGCCGAGAACACTGAGCAGTTGTTTGTGGCTAACATTCCTGTTTTTGTACAGGAAGCTGAAGATCGGATATATAACTCTGTAAATTTACCTTCATTGCGTAAAAATGTTACTGGCACTCTCACTGCAGGAAACCAATATATTTCTTTACCTGATGATTGGCTTGCTAATTATTCTTTAGCTGTTATTGATAATACAGTTACACCCAGTAGATACCAATATCTTTTAAATAAAGACGTTAACTTTTTGCGGGAAGCTTATCCAACGGTAACTTATACAAGCCCAACTTACCAAGGTACCCCCGGTGGTTTGCCAGCATATTATGCGTTATTTGGTTCTCAGCTAAATAGCTTTAATGAAATGACACTAATGGTTGCCCCTACACCAGACCAAAGCTATATGGTTGAGATGCACTATTTTTACTATCCGCCAACCATTGTTCAAGGACAAATTACAACACTAAGCACTTTAGTTGGTGGCTCTGGATATGCAAACGGTGTGTACCAAAACGTGGCTTTAACAGGTGGTTCTGGAGCCAATGCATCTGCTGATATCGTAGTGTTAGGTGGTACTGTTACTTCTTGCACACTTAAGTTTGGTGGTAATTTTTATGTAGTTAACGATATTCTTTCTTGTTCTTCTATAGGAAATAGTGGTTCAGGGTTTTCTATTACGGTGTCCGCAGTTTCTAATTCTAAAGGTACTAGTTGGCTTGGTGATAATTACGACCCCGTATTATTTTATGGTTCTATGCGTGAAGCCATGCTTTTTATGAAGGGCGAAGCAGACTTAGTTGGTTATTATGAGACTAAATATCAAGAAGCTCTTGACCAATTACGCCGTCTTGGCGATGGTCTTGATCGTGGCGATTTCTACAGAGATGGACAAACTAAACTTAATGTTAGTGGGAATAGAGCATAATGTCTATCGTCCAAGGTGCAACCACTACATTCATGCAGAATTTGCTTAATGGCAATGAAAACTTTACCGCTGGCACATACTATATTGCATTGTATAATGCTCTTGCAGATTTAAATAACACAACAACTGTTTATACAACAGCTAATGAAGTTGTTGGTACAGGGTATATAGCCGGTGGGCTACCATTAACTATTACGGTTACTCCTACTGTAGATAATCTATATAATACGACCTATGTATCTTTTGCTAACGCCGTTTGGAACCCAGCATCTTTTACAGCTAGGGGGGCATTAGTATATAATTACAACACAAAAGCAGCATGTTTTGTGTTAAATTTTGGGTCAGATAAGGTTTGTAATAACAGTTTTACTGTGCAGTTCCCAGCAGCGACTAGTACGTCTGCTATTTTATCAATCGGTAGTTATACAAGTGCTACCATTATTAGTTCTGGAGATTAATATGTTTAAAGAATTATCAGGATCTGGTGATAGCGCAATCGCTACCTTGCAGGCCAAAGCCGCTACAGGTGAAACTGTTGGCGTAGAAGGTTTTTACCACGTTGAGTGCCGTGATGCTGATGGCAACCTTAAATGGACAGAATCTTTCCCTAACCTAGTTAACGCAGTTGGTAAGCAGTTGATGCTTAACACATTGCTACGCACATCTGGTACTTATACTACCACTGGACCATTCCTTGGTTTGATTGGTACAACTAGCCCAACATTTAACGTTGAAGACACAATGACTTCACACAGCGGTTGGACTGAGTTTGTTAACTACACAGTTGGCGGTTCAGCAGTTCGTGGTACAGCAGTATTTGCAACAGCAACAGATAACGCAGTTGCTTCACCATCTAACGTAGTAACTTCAACTGCAACAGCTATTACTTACACAATCACTGGTTCTGGTGGTAACGTAACGGGTTGCTTCTTGGTTACAGGTTCTGGCGCATCTTCTACCCAGTCTAATACTGGCGGTACTTTGTATAGCGCTGGTGCATTTGGTTCTGCTAAATCTACTACTGCTGGCGACACAGTAAGCGTTACATACTCTACAACTGCTACTAGCTAAGGAGTCCTAAATGGCTCTTGTTGTTTATGATCGTGTCCAACAGACTGGCTCGGCTAACACAACCGTAAGTTTTACGCTTACTGGATCTGTTAACGGGTTTCAGTCTTTTGCCGTTGTTGGTAATGGCAATACTACATTCTATGCGGCAACCGATACTTCTGGTAATTGGGAAGTAGGTGTTGGCACGTATTCTTCTACAGGACCCACCTTAACTCGTACTACGATTTTATCGTCTAGTAACTCAGGTTCTGCGGTTACATTTAGCGGTACTGTTACTGTATTTGTTACTTACCCATCTGAGAAGTCTGTAAACCTTGATGCCTCTGGTAACGTAAGCCCACTAGGTACAATTACTTCTGGTGTTTGGAACGGAACAACAATTCCTGTTGCTTATGGTGGTACAGGCGTTACTTCTTCTAGTGGCGCTAATTCGGTTGTATTAAGAGACTCAAACCAAAACATTAGCGTAAACAACGTATTTCAAGGCTATGTAGCTACAGCAACATCTGGTGGTACAACAACGCTTACTGCAGCATCTGCATTCTATCAGCGCTTTACTGGAACCAATGTTCAGACGATTAAACTGCCTGATGCAACTACGTTACAAAAAGGCGTGGCATTTACGTTTGATAATGATTCTACACAGACAATTACTGTTGTTGATAACGCTTCTAGTACTGTTGATACAATTGTTAGTGGCGCAGTAGATTTAATTATTTTATTAGATAACAGCACAACTGCTGGTACTTGGATTGGTTATAGCTACATCCCAGATACATATGACTTTGGTACTTCTACAGCTTCGTTTGGTAACGCAGTAATTACTAACGCTGTTTGGAATGGTACACAAATTGGAACTAACTACGGTGGTACAGGGTTAATTTCTTTCTCCGGCGCTAATAACGCTTTGTACTCTACATCATCTTCAGCTTTAACTGCGGGCACTTTACCGGTTGCTGCTGGCGGTACAGGTATTACTTCTACTACTCCATACGCACTTATTGCTGGAGGTACTACTTCTACTGGTACACTACAACAAGTATCTGGTCTAGGTTCATCTGGGCAAGTATTAACTTCTAGCGGAGCTGGCGCATTACCAACATGGCAAACCCCTTCGGGTGGTGCAACAAAAGCACAAGCAATAGCTTATGCAATCACATTAGGATTCTGAAATGGCAAACCCAAATATCGCAGCAGTCACTTATATCTACGGTAACACCGCTTATTGTGTCCCTTCTACTACTAGTCCCACGACTAGCTGGACTTATAACGGCACAAACTCCCTTACTGGATTAACGCCCACTACTAGTACAGTAAATAAAATCACCGGTATTGTAGTAGCCAACACAACAAACACTGCAGCACTTGCTACTGTAGCGATTGGTAATAATTCAATTTTTAGTTCTGCTACCGTGATTAGCTACCCAGCGTATCAGATTTCCGTACCAGCTGGCGCCTCGTTAATTATCACCGATAAAACTACTGATTTTTATATTACCGAAAACCAGTCTGTTGCGGTAACATCTGGCACAGCAAACGCTTTGACTTTTACTGCAACCTTTGAGTCATTTACCTAATAGGGGCATATAAATGTCCCAGCGTTACTTAGGCGGTTTCATAACCGACAATCCAGTACAACCAACATCATCTTATGCACAAGGTGAGTGGACTCTTCAACAGCAATTTCAACACGCTGGCAACTGGCCATTTGGGGGGCCATTTATTTATGTGGATGATGTATTTTCTACTTATTTATGGACAGGAACAGGAGCATCAAATACTATTAATAATGGTATAGACCTTGCAGATAATGGTGGAATGGTTTGGATTAAATCAAGAAGCAATTCTAAGGATAATGTTCTTACTGATACTGTAAGAGGAACAAATAGTCAATTATTGAGTGATTTAACAAGTAGTCAAGTAACATTGACAAACACAGTCACTTCTTTTAATTCTAATGGATTTACATTAGGAGTTGATTCAACAAATGGATGGGTTAACTTAAGTTCATTAACTTATGTCGGATGGACATTTCGTAAACAGCCTAAGTTCTTTGACATAGTTCAATATACTGGTACAGGTTCACCACAAGCAATTAATCATAATTTAGGTTCAACACCTGGAATGATTATTATTAAAACCGTAACCGCAGGACAACCTTGGGCAGTTTATAGCAAAGGTTTAAATAATGGTGTAACACCAGAGCAATATTATTTGCTTTTAAACACAACTGATGCACAAACAGCAGATTCTTCTTATTGGAACAATATTGCCCCTACATCAACACAATTTACAGTAGGAACATCAAATAGAACAAATAGTGCATCTGGGTTTACTTATATAGCTTATCTATTCGCTGACCAAGCTGGCGGATTTGGTTCAACAGGAACAGATAGTGCTATTGCTTGTGGAAGTTTTACTACTGATGGAAGCGGTAATCTTTCAGTAAATCTTGGCTGGGAGCCTCAGTATGTAATGATTAAAGAAACTTCTGCTTCTGGAAGCTGGTTTATTTTTGATGTTATGAGAGGCTTTAGTAATACTCAAGACCAATACTTACAAGCAAATACACCAGCAGCAGAAAATAGTTCAAATGCTTCACCAAGTTATTTAACTCCAAATGCAACAGGATTTGTTTCAGGTCAGGCAGGATTTTTTGCTGGTAGCGCAAGTTTTATATACATAGCAATCCGCAGACCTAATAAACCACCTACTACTGGTACTAGTGTTTTTGCTCCTGTTGCTGGTACTGGTGCTACACCAAGTATGCCAACATCTTTTGTTGTAGATGCTGCAATTAATTTATACACACCTAGTTATGGTGGCTACCCAGAAATGGGCGCAAGATTAGTAGGTAATAATCCGTATTTTATGAGTACGGCATCAACTTCAGCAGAAGGAACATACTCAGATTCAGATTTTAAAGTTGCATTAAATCAAAATACAGGTTTTGGTGGTAGCGGTTATTCAAACTCTACTTGGGTTGGAGAATTGTTTAGGAGAGCCCCTACATTTTTTGATGTAGTTTGTTATACAGGAACAGGAAGTGCAACAACAATTAATCATAATTTAACTGTTCCTGCTGAAATGATGATTGTTAAAAAACGAAATGGCGCAGCTCAATGGGAAATATACAATAGTACATTAGGAAATATTTATACAACTTATTTTACTTCTGGAGTTCCTAATTATGCTTCTTATTGGAATTTTACAGACCCTACATCTACTGTTTTTAGTGTTGACGGAAGTTCTCCTGTTAATGGTTCTGGGTTTAATTTTGTAGCTTACCTATTTGCCACTTGCGCAGGGGTATCTAAAGTTGGCTCTTACACAGGAAACGCAACAGGACAATCTATTGCTTGTGGTTTTGGTTCAGGTGGTGCTAGGTTTATTTTAATTAAACGCACAGATGATGTTGGTAATTGGTATTGTTTTGATTCTGCAAATGGGCTTACAAGTAGCTCTAGTCCATATGAATTATTAAATACTACAGCTGCACAAACCACAGGCAACAACGGAGTTTATGCTTCATCTGGTGGGTTTACTTTAACTTCTAATGCTTCATCTACTGTTAATATTAATGGTGGTTCTTACATCTTCTTAGCAATATCGTAAAATAATACTATGAGCGAACGTTGGCCAGGCGGCTTAATTAACCAAACAGCACCTACCCCTGCAAATTCGTATAACACGACTAAAGCAAATGGGGTGTGGACGCTCGACCAAGCTGCGTATTTACAAAGCCAAAATTTATGGCCTAACCCAAACTCAGACGCCTATTTTAACTACAACACGCTCTTGCTCAATGGCGATGGAACGAATGGCGCACAAAACAATACATTCCTAGATAGCTCTACCAATAACTTTACGATTACTCGTAACGGCAATACTACACAAGGTAGCTTTAGTCCTTATGGGAACTTGTGGAGTAATTATTTTAATGGTTCTAGTTATTTAGGGGTGGCTTCTAATTCTAGTTTTGCTCCTGGAACTGGAGATTTTGCTATTCAAGCATGGGTTTTTATTAATAGTATTCCATCAGATTTTGCTCCTATTATGCAAAACGATGCTGTTGGTACATCTGGTTCTGATAAATTTTGGTTTGGTTATAACAGTAGTTCGTTGACATTAAATCAACATGGCACAGGAAATAGAGCTTATACATCTTGGAATCCAACAGTTAATACTTGGTATCATGTTGCAGCATCAAGAGTTAGTGGAACTGTTTATTTATTTATTAATGGATTAAATCAATCAGTTACTAATTCAACAATTTTTAATAGTACAAGTTTTGGTCAGAATGGT